TTTATATTTTAAACGGCGGAACTAAGTATGCTTTGAAATATATAACACCTGCACAAATGGATCAAATTAAAGGTGGTTCAAGTTCAGGGCAACCCTCTACCTATACAATACTTGGCGATACTTTTAGATTTGCCCCTACACCTTCTTCGGCATACACAGGATATTTAAATTATTATCAAAGATTTTCAGCATTATCCGATTCAAACACTTCTAATTTTATTTTAACCAACCACCCTGCAATTTATTTATATGGTTCTTTGTATCATGCGGCTAACTTTTTAGGAGGTGTTGACCCACAAAGATTACAACAATGGCAAAGAATGTATGAAACGGCGATGGAAAGACTAGAAAGAAACGATAGAGAAGATCAATATGGTTCTGCACCATTACAACAAAGATCAGATGTAACCGTAGCCGGTTCTTTTAATGATAATTTTATTGCGGTAAGTAACAACAACCAATAGGAGTAAAATGCAAATACCTTTTGGCGAATGGCTTCCAGACCAACCGGAATATTTAAATCCAGGTGCAAACGTAGCTAACAATGTTTATTTTGCCCAAACTTCTTATAAAAGATTTCCATCATTAGTAAATTATTCTTCTAACAATATAGGTGCAAACAGTAGAGGTGCCGGTTCATTTAGAGATAATTCAAATAATGTATTTAATTTTGTAGCTAAGAATACCGATATATACCAACTAGACGGCGGAACATTTACTTCAAGAAAAGGTAGTTTAACAGGTGGCGATACAGATTATTTTACTTTTACACAATTTGGCCAATATGTAGTTGCTAGTAACGGTAAAGATGCAGCACAATATTATTTAATGGGTACTTCAACTAACTTTGCTAACTTATCTTCTATTGCAACTTCTGGAACCGTACCGGTATTTAAAGTTTCAGGTGTCGTTAGGGATTTTTTTGTTACCGGTAATCACACAAATAATTCTAATCGTATTCAATGGTCTGGAATAAATGATTTATCAACTTGGCAATCTGGTACAAAACAGTCGGATTTACAAGATTTACCAGGTTCCGGTGGACAAATAGTTCATATAACATCTGGAGAGATTGGTTATGTGTTCAGACAAAATCAAATAATTCGTATGGACTATGTAGGGGGTGCTACTGTGTTCAGATTATCTGTTATTTCGCCAAATAGAGGTGCCGTATTAGGTAGAACCGTATGTCAAGATAATCGTAGAGTGTTTTTCTATGCGGACGATGGATTTTTTGAAATAAATGGTGATCAAATAATTCCTATTGGTGCTGAAAAAGTAAATAGATTTTTTGACGTAGATTTAAACAAAGCATATACCGATAGAATTTGTGCGGCGGTTGACCCATTTAATCAACTTGCCATGTGGTTATATCCGTCCGCTAGTAATACGGCTAACACTACCGGTATTTGTGATAAAGTAATTATTTATAATTATGCTACGCAAAAATGGTCAACGGCAGACGCTAATGCTAGTACAATATTTTCACAATTTGTAGGTGCATATACCGTTGAACTTATGGATATTATTTCGGAAAACTTAGATTCTATTAATATTGCTTTAGATACTGACTTTTGGAATGGCGGACAATTATATTTAGGGGCAATAGATAATAATTTTAAAGCGGCTATTTTTTCCGGTACGGAAAATCAAGGAACAATAGAAACAAGGGAAATGGAGTTGTTTCCAGGTCATAGAAGTAGTATTACCAATGTAAGGCCTATTGTTGACGCAACTTCAACCGTAACAATAAAAAGTAGGGAAAGATTAGCCGATAATGTTACAGAATCGTCTTCTTCAAGTATGGTTACAAGTGGGGACAATCCTGTAAGACAATCTGGAAGATATTTTAAAATTAAAGTTACAACACCTGCCGGTTCTGTTTGGAAACATGCACAAGGCGTTGATGTAATTGCAACAAGAATTGGATTGAGATGACGGAAAAAACTGATATAGATAATGTTAGATATAGTTTTGAAACTCAAGAGTTCTTTCAAAGACAAATTGAAGAAGCTATCAATACTTTAATAAATGATAGAAACAAAGAAAGCGATAAGGCTTTCGCATGGTTTTTAGGAGATTAGATGCCAACTAATATAAAAGATTATTCAACAACACAAGCAAACAACACTTCATTAAATAGTATATCTACCGCAGAGGGTATGCTTCCTAGTAATTTAAATAATGCCATAAGAGCATTAATGAAAAATACTAGAGATTGGTTTAATGATTCGCAGTGGGTAGAATATGGAGATGGGGACGCTAGTTATACTGCAGCTTATGCTTCGGCAACTTCTTTTACGATAGCCGGTGTCAACGTAACTTCAGTTTATCATGCCGGAAGAAGAATAAAACTAACGGCCACAACACCTGGAACTATTTACGGTACGATTGCTAGTTCTTCTTTTTCAACAAATACTACGGTTAATGTAACTTGGGATAGCGGTTCACTTGCTAATGAAACGATAGATAATGTTTATATTGGTGCTTTATCAAAAACTAATTCTTCAATACCGGAAGGTGTAATTTCAACTTCTTCACTTGCAGACGGTTCAGTAACAACTGCTAAAATAGCAGCGGACGCTGTTAATGGAACTAAGATAGCAGACGATAGTATAAATTCAGAACATTATGTTGATGGAAGTATTGATACAGCACACATAGCAGATTCACAAATTACTACAGCTAAAATTGCAGATAGCAACGTAACAACAGCAAAGGTTGCGGCTGATGCAATAGACGGAACAAAAATAGCAGATGATTCTATAAATTCAGAACATTACGTTGACGGTTCTATTGATACAGCACATATTGCAGATAGCCAAATTACATCAGCAAAAATAGCTGATAGTGCAATAACATCAGCAAAAATAAATGACGGTGCTATTGTTAATGCAGATATAAATGCAAGTGCAGCTATTGATGCAACTAAAATACATGACGGAACTATTTCAAATACAGAATTTGGTTATTTAAATGGTGTTAGTTCTAATATTCAAACACAACTTGACGCAAAAGGAGCTTCTAATGCCAATCTAACGGCAATCGGAAATCTAGCTACTACGGACGGTAACTTTATCGTAGGAAGTGGCTCAACATGGGTTGCGGAAACAGGTTCAACGGCTAGGGCTTCTTTAGGACTTGGAACTATATCAACACAAGCGGCTAATAGTGTAGCAATATCAGGTGGAACAATTACCGGATTAGGTGCACCGTCTTCAAGTTCGGACGCAGCTACGAAAAATTATGTAGATAATTTAGTTACCGGATTAAAAACAAGAATTATAACTAGAGTAGCTACTACTGCCAATGTAGATTTGTCAAACGATTTACAAAATGGAGATACGTTAGACGGTATAACATTATCTACCAATGACAAAGTATTAGTTAAGAATCAAACGGACGCTACTCAAAATGGTATTTATGACGTTGTTGCTAGTGGTACGGCTACAAGAAATTCTGACTACGATACCGTTGCAGAATTAGCCGGACAATTAGTAATTATTCAAGAGGGTTCTACAAATGCAGATAAAATTTATCTTTGCACAACAGATAATTCTGGTTCTATTGGTTCGGTTAATATTGTATTTACTATTGTTCAACCGTCTAATGTAGGTGACGTAACATTAAACGGCGTTCAAACATTAACAAATAAAACTTTAACTTCGCCTGTTATTTCGGAAATAGTTTCTGTTTCTAATGGAAATATATCGGTAGCCCCAAATGGTTCAGGTAAAGTTTTATTAGACGGTGACGGAAGTTCCGGAGGGGTTTCTGTTTCGGACGGTTTGATTGATATAAGAACCGGAACAGGTAACGTAGCAAAAGTAAAATTTTATTGTGAATCATCTAATGCCCATGCACAAACACTACAAGCAGCACCACATTCGGCGGCTAGTAGTGCAGTTATTACATTACCAACCGCTACCGGAACTTTGGTAGGAACAGGAGATAGTGGAACTTTACCATTAGCCGCTATTGATATTGACGGTGGAACTGATATAGGTGCTGATCTTACAACATCAGATTTAATTATTGTAGATGATGGGGCAGGTGGTACTAATAGAAAAGCAGCGTTGTCTAGGATAGTTACCTTAGTTGACGCAAATTCAAGTGCTGCTAGTGCTGGATTTGCTGTTGCGATGGCAATAGCATTATAAGTAAAACAAAGGAGTAAAATAAATGGCTCAAGATTTTGAAAGAGTTTTAAAACAAAATGTAGGGACTTCTGCAACGGAAATAAGAGCTGCCGCTAATAGTGATGACGCAATAATTGGTATGCGTTTTGCTAATAAATCTACTTCTGCCGTAACGGTAGATGCAACGGTTAAGAATGGCGGAACAAGTTATTATTTAATTAAAGATGCACCGATACCAAGCGGTGGATCTCTGGAGTTGATTGACGGCGGATCAAAAGTTGTTCTACAATCTGGAGACTCTGTAGAGGCGTTAGCCGATACAGCTTCTGCGGTTGATTGCATTTTGTCTGTTGTTGATTCAATAAGTACATAGGATTAAGATGGCATATATAGGAAATACACCGGCTGAAGCATTTAGCTCATTTCAGAAACAAGACTTTACTACAAGTGCAACTACTTCGTACACTTTAGATCATCCTGTTGCTAATGGAAATGAGATCGCATTATTTATAAACTTTGTAAGACAAGAGCCAACTGCTGCTTACACTGCTAGTGGTACATCTCTAACTCTAACAAGTGCTACAACATCAAGTGATGATATGTACTGTGTGTATTTAGGTAAAGCTGTTCAAACAGTAAATCCTCCAAACTCATCAGTAGGTAATTCACAACTTGATGTATCTGCAATTAATTCACAAACAGCAGAAACAAGTATTGCTGGTGGAGATGAAGTTTTAATTTACGACACATCAGCTAGTGCATTAAGAAAAATGACTAGAACTAATTTTGTGTCTGGTATTGGTGGAACTAACACTCCAGCATTTAGAGCAAAAGTTAATTCAAATCAAACAATAAGCAATGGAACAAATACAATAATTACTTTTGATACAGAAGAATTTGATGTTGGTTCAAATTACGATACATCAAATGGAAAATTTACTCCAACTACTTCTGGGAAATATTTTCTATATTGTAAATTAAAAGTACAACTTGGAACTGGAATTGTTTACATGGAATTTAGAAAAAATGGAAGTAATGTTCATTCTAATTATGAAAATGTTGGTTCAAGAGCTAGTGGAGATTATGGTCTACAATTATCAACTATACAATCAGCAAACGGTTCTAGTGATTATTTTGAGGTAAATTATTACCAAGGAAGTGGAAGCAGTAAAACACTTTATGGTGGAGCTGATAGTAGTTTTATGGGTTACAAAATTATAGAATAGGATAAATTATGGCAATAACAAAAATACAATCTGAAAGTCTTAACCTAGCAGACACTTACGCATTTACAGGAACTGTAACTGGTGCTGGAGAAAGTAATACACCAGCTTTTGAAGTAAGATTATCAGCAGAACAAAGTTTATCTGATGCAACTGCAACTAAAGCAGCATTTAATACAGAAGATTTTGATACTGATAGTGCTTATGATAATTCATCTAATTATAGATTTACTGTTCCATCTGGAAAAGCTGGAAAATATTTTTTTTACACTTGTATCAATGGTGGTAATAGTGCAGATAGCACTACAGATTATATAAATGTTTATTTTTACAAAAATGGTTCATCACAAGGTAGATTACATCCAAGAGGTTATAATAATGCACAAATGCTTTATGCAACAACTTACACAAAATCTTTTGATTTATCGGCTGGAGATTATATTGAAGTTTATGTAATGGTTGATACCACAAGTGGTTCACCAAAAATAACAAGTGGTGGAGATATAATATCAAATTTTGGTGGTTACAGAGTTAAAAGTTAAGATTAAGGAGGTAAAACTATGGCACAACTAAGTACAAAAATAAGATCATACTGCGAAACTAATGGAGTTTCTAATGTAGATTTTACAAAAGATGTTATGTTGCAAGACGATATGGTTGATGGTGTTTCTAATCCATATATCAAAGAATGGAATTTAGATATTGCACAACCAACTGCTGAGCAATTAGCATCATATGAAACTGCTGCAAATACTGCTGAGTCTAATGCTCAAGTAGATGCAACAAGACGACAAGCCTATGGTTCTTGGAACGATCAATTAGATGAAATATTCCATGACATAGATGCTTGGAAAGCAAGAATACAAGGAATTAAA